CTGGTAGAGCCAAAATCGTAACGATTTAACGTCAAGGTTTCAAGTCTGAAACCGAGGAACCCAGAGGGGTGTGATGATTGCATTGTACCGAGAAGGTAGAGTAGGTAGTTGGTGGTGATCAGTTGAATTTTTCAATGAACTCGCGCACCTGCCCGCTTGTGGTCAGGTCGCCAAATGCCATCCTGCCCAGGGCAAGCGCAATGCCTGGGTGATCTGCGGTCTTAGGGTGCTTCCTAAGGTCACTGATTATCGAACTCAGCGCCTGCTGCAAATACCCCTGATCCACGTAGGCCAGTGCTCGTTTCTTGCACCATTCAAGGTGCTGTGCGCGTGGTTGCATGGGTTGATCGGTGGTGGTGAATAAAAACGGGAGGGGCACCCCCTCCCTGAATCAGTGCCTTATCGCTAAAGGGAGAGGGAAACTTGCAAAAAAATGGTTGACGCTCATTTGCTCCGATCGCGAATATCTAAAGTTGGTACAGGCAAACCGCCTTCAGTGGGGATGTAGATGGTTTTGTTGCCTTTTTCAGCCCCCTCGGCTAGCTCGGTGATGTAGAGGTACTGGAGGTAGCGGGGATTGTTTTCTAGCGAAGCGCCGATGATCTTGTTTGCTTCGGCGACGCCCTTGGCTCGCTCAATCTCAGCGCTGGCCAGCATTACGGCAGAATCGCGCTTAGCCGTAGCCTCAAGGACCGAAACTCGGCGGGTGGACTCGGCCTCGCGAAGCAATGCTTCGCCGCCCATACCCTTGGTCCAAACGTTATAGACGGGCCAACCAAAAAAGACCAGGGCAAAAGCGCCAATTACGGCAATAGCCGTGACAGACCAAAAAACAACATCATTGTTGCTGCGGGATTGCATGAGTTTTTCCTGCGGTGGTGAATAGGTGCCGGGGCGTCAGCCCCACTCCCATGAGGACCCCGGCCCGCCCATCCTAAGCCATTGCCATTCCCTAAGCCACCCTGGCAAGCTGAGGAAACGCCACGCACCGATGCCCCTCGCTACGGCCGCACCGATGCCCCCCGAACTGCGGGCCTTCCTGACCCTTCATGCCACGGTAGGGGCCAGGGATGAAGAGGCTACGCGGCAGGTGCTGCGTGAAGTTGCCGTGGCCATGCCGCCACGCAGTGGGCACAAGGTCGTCGCCATGTTGCAACGATCCATCGGCTTGAGCGCCCGAGCCTGGCTGCAGAAGCTCGCCTAAGTGGCGTCCCACATCGAGGGGACAGTGCTGGTGACCAAGCGGCTCACAAAGAGCAGTTTCCGGCGCGAGATCATTGACGCCTGGAATGGAGCCTGCGCCTACTGCGGGTGCCAGCCCGAGAAGGTCACGCTCGATCATGTGATCCCCAAGGCCAAGGGGGGAACCACTGACCGCGCCAACCTAGTCCCGGCCTGTGCTGGTTGCAATGTGTCGAAAAACCACTGCGATGTCTGGGCCTGGTACCAAGCGCAGCCGTTCTTCTGCTCTGACAGGGCGGCAAGAATCAGGCAGTGGCACGCCCCAGGCTGATTACTTGGCCTTTGAGCGGGCAGACTTGGCGGGCTTGGCGGGCTTGGCTTTTTTGGGCATCGCCATGGACATTGAGCTGCCACCCTTCTTGCCCTTGCCCATCGCCATTGCGTCTTTGCCTGCGCCCTTGCTTGCCATTTTGCCGTACACGGGAATCTCCGATTACTACCGCAGCTTTCCCGGAAACCTGCAGCAGATCGCATAGCCCCATGACCATCCCAACCCTAAACGCCGCCTGGCGGGTGACGCCACGGGATGACCGTGAGCTGATTCGAGGGTATGCCGGCTGGCCATTATCGGTGACCAACCTGACCGAGCTGACCGCAATCCTCAACCGGGTGGCGATCACCTCCGCTGCCGCCGTCACCCAGGTGCAACGATGGATCGACGAAATCGAGAACCTGGAGGCGGATTACGCCGAACGGGTGGAGAACAACACGGCGCATCTGGGCAATGCGGGGAGCTACGAAGGCCCGGTCCCCGGCACCACCCTGACCCGCGAGGACTTAGAGAGCAAAGCCGACGTACTGGAGTGGGATACCAGCCTGTTGCGGGTGAAGTACGACTCAGGTGGTTCCGGTGGGACGGCCGGCGCCGTGCTCGCCGCTCGTTTGGCCGACTTAAAAGGCCGGATCTTCCAGTCCCTGGGGATCAAGCCGGTCGTCGGCGGCAGCGGCGGAATGGCGCAACTGGTGCGTAGCTGATGGCCACTAACTTTGCCAAATATGCCAACCTGAGGATGATCTGGACGCCGCCTGGCGCGATCACCAACTTCCGCGCCGGGGTGCCTGCTGCTGGCCCTGCGGTGGTGGTCGAGGCCTTTGCCAAGAGCCAAGGCCGCAGTGAGCAGGATCTGCCGGGGGTGATGGCGGGCTCGCTGATTTTGGAGGGCTACCTCACCCGTTGGGCGCTGCTGGGCTCCGCCAGCTGGCTGGCTGCCGGGTCGTCGCTGAGCTGGGATGAGACGGGCTACAGGCCGGCGGGGATGCTGCCAGGCGCCGAAGGCAAGGCGGTGCTAACCAACCTGTCAGCGCTGCCCACCCTGGCCGATGGCACCGAGCATGGCCAGCTCCGCATCCTTGAGTTGGGCCAGCCCTTCGGTGTGGGCGGCATCGGGGCAGAACTGCGGGAGGCGCTGGGGGACAAGTTCAGGGCCGCCCTGTCTAGTGCCGTATAACCTTAGGAAAGCTCAATCAGCGACACGATTCAATTAATGGCACGCCGGTATGCAAGGGACGGATTGGGGCGTTTCGCCAGTGGCGGCGGGGGGGGGCGCAGTTCTGGCGGTGCATCTGGTGGCGGCGGCACAAGGAAAAGGGTAAATGCACCACCCCCGCCTGCATGGTCTAAAGAGATGCTGGCCGCAAAGGCAAAGAGTGACAAGGCGAGCAAGTCAACGACGACCGCCAAGCCAGTTCTTCGCGGGAGAGGTCGCGTCATTCAGCCAAGCCGTGCCACCTATCGCGGAACCGACAAAGAGGGGATGGCAGTGTTTGGAAGCGCCAAAAAGCCAAAGACATACAAGATCCCGTCTAACACACCTAAAGCCGCAGCTAAACCAGCAGCTACAAGTTGGCGCCTAATCAATCCAATGACTCCTGCGCAAAAAGCAGAAGCTAAGGGATTGGTTAGGCGCCAAAATGAACAACTTAAGAACCAATCCAAAAAGCCACTCAAATGGCGATAGAAAACCAGCACTGAACCATGAGTATCCGCGTTGAAACCACGGTCACAGGCCCTGGGCCTGGGGAAATGGATCAGATACTGACCCAGATCGTACAAAACACCTTTGTTGAGTTGATCGGCAGGTATCAGGCATCATTCAATCCACCGGCTTGGCAATGGCCACGAAAAACAAAGCGTCGAGTCGGAATCGTCGGCAGTCCACGCAACATCGTGGACATCGGCACCCTTCGCCAGTCGTTTGCCTATTCCTCGCCCAACCCCTACACCTTGGAGGCCCGTTGGAGCGCCGGCTACGCCACTGCCGTGCATGAAGGTGCCCGCCTGCGCAACGGCACCATCCTGCCCGCCAGGCCCTGGACAGATGCGGTGAGTGGCGCGGTGCAAGCTCCAGGGATCCCCGTCTATCCACTGGGGCAGCGGCTGCAGCAACGGATACAGGTGGCGGTAGCGCGGGGCTAGGTGGATTTTTTCGCCCCTGACTGAGGTCGCGCAATGGCCCAGTGCGGGAGGCAATGGGCCTCGGTCCCTAACATTCCCCAGTCCTGCTCAGGGTCAGGCGGGAGTTGATAGTTCCATCTACCTATGGAGCAGGCATAACAAAACCAGCAGCGACCTTGAGTGTCACGCCACCCGTCCCGCTCTTACGGCCGTTCGCTCACCGGGATGGGCTTCGGCGCGGGGGCTGCAGAGTTGCCCCAGCGGGCAAGAACGGCGTGGGCATCGGCAATCCGAGCAGCCCTGGCCTTGGCTCCGTCAAAATCGGGACAACCAAAAGCCGATTCACTCTCCATTCGCGCTCTGTGTCGATCAGCCAGGAACCTCTCTAGTTCCTGATCACTCGGCCCCTCCATCTCCGGCTCGTCCAAAGCGGCCCAGATCCGGTCGCAATCACGATCAGAAAGCCCTGTCATGCTTTGCAGGTCGTGCCGCTGAACGCCGTCTAGCAGCTGTGCCAGGGCCCATGCCGCTTCACTCGGTGCTGACGCGGCAGGCCGGCCCCAACGGGCAAGAACGTCCGTCATCAAATCACTCAGTTCACAATGAGCTGATTCCAGGCAGCCACCAATCTTCAGCCAGGTTGCCCAAGGCTCCCGGCCATAGGCAAAGGCGATCAGGCTTGCATGGTCCGGCCCCTCCCCTTCCGGCTCGTCCAGGGCGGCTCGGGCGCGTTGCAGTATTCCCGATTTCCGACCAGCCCAGTAGGCAGTATCGGTGGGTGGGTAGGTCTGAATCAGTGAAGCAAGTTCTTGGCACAAGGCACGAAAGTCGGTCATGTTC